TTGATTCGTGCTATAGAAGAAGATAGACCTTTGAATACTTACGAACCATTCTCTGAATATGAGTACTTAGCTGGAATACGCATTCAGTCAGAATATGCAGGAATTATAATGATTCTTGAACTTACTTTAAATATGATGATGATGCCCACGCAATCACTTTACATAGAATCCGCAGAAGTGCTAGACGAGTTGGAGAATTTTAGAACGGTGAAAGTATTGAAAGATATAGTAATGCCGGTGGGGCTTATGTTTGCACCTGGCATGTTTAGTGGAATTCAAACTATCATTGACACGTTAGAATGAGAGAACTTTTAGAACAGACATTAAAGATCTTTGAAAATACTGGTGGAGATTACAGCTATTCTCTTGTTAAGATAGAGGTGCCGAAAGAAATAGCTGAGAAGGTTTTAGCGTTCGGAATATCGATTCCAGACGAAGAATTATACGAAGATCCGAACGACGATTCTTTTGGTAGAGAACTCGAGACACATATTACTGTGAAATACGGTTTGACTACCAAAGATGCTGATGAAGTCAAAACGCTTGTTGAGAATGATAACAACTCCATTAGTGTGAAATTGGGAAATATTAGTATTTTTTGGGGAAATAAGATTGATAAACCTTACGACGTTGTTAAAGTATCTGTAGAGAGCGAAGATTTGAACAAATATCACAAATTGTTCTCTGAAAATTTAGAGAACAAAGATGAACACCCAGATTACAAACCTCATCTGACGATAGCATACGTCAAGAAGGGCAGTGGTCAAAAATATGTTGATAAGAATGATTTTGCTGGACTTACGTTTAAAACAGACGAATTGATATTCAAAACTCCAGATGGCGATGCTACTAAGATATCTCTGACTGGCGGAATGCGATGAGAGAACTTTTAGAACAGACAATTAGAGTAATAGAACAGGACAGGGGCATCGGATTAGAGCCGTTGATTAATGAGTTTGTGTATGATTTTCCCTCTCTGTCTGACGAGGCAAAACAGAAACGTGTAGAATCTATTACGTCTTATTATAGACAGATTTTGGATAAATCGAACAGCGTAAAGCTCGCTTACAACAAAACAAAGGAGTGGGCTAATAGAATATACATTCAGGCAAGAATTTCTGATATTAGTAACAAGTGGCAATCAAATAAAGGAGAATAAACAATGGGCCGCGAAAAGATAGTGAACGACTTGTACAAGTTTTTAAAAGAGGACGTTACAGTTGAGAGATTATTCGAAGCTGATAACGTTGCTTATGGGGACGTACTTAATGAAGGCAAACTTCCTGCAGACACGTCGGTTGCAACACCTGACCAAATTCAACCATTGGCCGAGGAGAAGGAAGATAAAGAGAGCAAAGATACTGCAGAGAATCCAGAGATTAAAACTGATAATGCTGGAGTTACGCCTGAACCCGAAGAGACTAAGGTTTCTGCAGATTTAGATAAGCAGACTCCTAATGTTGACAAACTTACTCAGGATAAAGACGGTAAAGACCCGTTGATTGAGCCGGATAAGGTGAAAGAAGAGAAGAAAGAAGAAGTGAAAGTAACTGATGTGAAGAAAGAGAAAACCGAGAATGAAGGCAAACTTCCTGCGGATACATCAGTTGCGACTCCTGATCAGATTCAACAATTAGCAGAATCTGGTGAAGACATCTTCACAGTATCGAATGAACAGGCTGCTAAGAAGATTCAGGCCAAATTTCCTAATTCTCGTTATGAACAGAATACGGAAGGTACTTGGACAGTATATGTTAGCGAAAAGAAAGAGTGCGAGAAGTGTAAAGGTAAGAAATGTGAATGCGTAATTGAGAAGACAAAAGGACAACAGAATGCCTGGAAAGTTAGCAAGGCTAGTCATTCTGATGTCTTTTATGTTGCTACTGCTGATGAAGCTAAAGAGGATTTTATGAATGCGTATTATCCCGATGTTGATGCTAAAAAGGCAGAAAATATAAAGAGTTCTTTAAAGGTTGAGGATGTTTCAGAGAAGGTAAATGAGTGTCCAACTATTGCCGCAGCCAAAGCCGAGGAAGTGCCAGACGTTAAAGCGGCTAAGACCGACGAGGTAGATAAACTGAAAAAAGAATCGGTTGAGGCTGTAAAAGAAGATGTGGATGTTACCATCAAGACAGACGATAAAGAAGTAAGCGTCATTTCTGCTGATGGTTCTACTCAGGTTACCACTCTTGATACTGCCGTTCCTGCTCCTATGCCGTCCGATATACTAACAACGGAAGAACCGGAACTTGAAGAACCAGAATACGAAGATGTATTTGCCACTGAAACAGCTGAAAAGTTTTACGTTGCTGACTATTTGGCAGGTATGAAGTCGTTGACTGAGAAGCAATCGCAATTTCTTGTTGATATGAAGGCAAAGAAGATGTCTAAAAAGAATAAAGAGAAGGTTTCTACGAAATTGACTGATATGAAGAAAAAGGAGAAATAAAATGAACGACGTAAATCAAATTATTCAAGAGACGTTACATATTAACGAGGACGATTTAGGAGTAGATGCAAAAGTAAAACCTGAAGTTACTCCAGAACTTATCGATACTCTAATGGCTGGTAGTCCTGAGTTAGCAGAATGCGATAAAGATATGTTGCTCAAGGGTATGAGTGTTGAGATGGAACACTTTGATACAGTCGGTGGCGATGTTGCTACAGTTGCTCGAATAGTGTGCGACCACATCAAAGAGTTTCCTGGCAAGGATTACTATGCTGCTTTAGAACAGATGGAACATGAACTTAAGGAGACTCCCGAAGAGGAGAAAACTGAACACGCTCCTGGTGGAGAAGAAGGACCAGCCGCAAAAGAACTTCCTGCTGGCGAGTAACGAACGAGGTTAAATATGCTAGAACTACTTAATGCTATTAGTAAGAGATTAGATTCAGTCCAAGAGTTATTGGCCATTGGTGAAATTACCAGATTGTCTGAAACAACTTTGAAGTCAAAGGATGCGATTTTAACTACTATCTTTGACAGAGATGATTGCCTTGCAGGCCATGCTATTTATGAAAGAGCAGGTGACTCTACACCATTTCATAGACATGTAGGAGTAACGCAGTATCTCCTGCAGTACAAGGGTAAAATTGCTGTTGACTTTGAGAATGGTGATTACAGAGTTGTTGATGTTGGTGGTTGTGTAAAGTTGCAGCCGGGTGAATTACATAGAGTTACCGGGTTGACTGACGGTGCAGAGCAATTGTTTATCTGTATTCCTGCAGAAAAGGGTTACAAGATAGATAAGAACCAATTACTTAATGAACAAACTTCTAACTATGAGCGAAATTACTAAGGAAGAACTACTAGCAATGATTGATGTACAGGCTAAGGCTGCTACGGCTATGGAAAGTATCGCAAATTCCAATAGGCAGATTAGTGAACAGAATAAAGAGACGGTTAGACTCCAGAGCGAAATTGTTAAGAGTATTGCTGAAGAAAGAGAGAAGTGTACTGCTAATATCTGTATTGTCCTTGAAAAAGGATTAAAAGCAGCACTTACAGCGGCGAGTCCTAATACTACAGTGATTGAGACGATTGCTAAGGACACGTTTTGGATTAAGATTATCTTTGGTTCAATAGCTTTTATTACAGCGATAGTTGGTGGAATAATGGCGATAAGCCATCATCTATCAACTATGGCAAGTGTAGGAGTTAAATAAATGAGCGACATGATTTCTCAGAGAGTAATAGATGTAGTCCAGACGTTCAACGATTTAGGTGTTGGATTGTACGGAATCGATTGTACTCTTTTTATTCCAACTAATCTTACACCGCTTGAACCGAATGATGTCTATACTGCTCCGGCTGATGTTGTTTATAACAAATATGACAATAAAAGAATTTGGATTGAGTGGTTCGTACCAAAACTTCATCGACTTAGGAAATTAGGAGTCTTTGCAGAAGACGAAACACCGATAATTGCAAGAATGTCCACTTATCCAGAAATAACGCTTCAGAGTTATGTAAAGATACAGAGTAAATATATACCAGAGAAGTATGATACTGATGAATTTGAAATTGTTGATGTGTTGATGTCAAATATGTATGATAATGAGGTGTATCGATATTATAAGTTAGCACCTCGGAGGGCTAAAAGTGCGAGTTAAAGTGCGTAAAATAGAGAATATTTCTGATTCACAGATTCCTATTCAGGTCGACCCTTTTACTACGATTTATTTAGGCAAGGGAGAGGTGCTTAAAGACAGAGATATTTACAATTTAGGAGCAGTAAGAGAGTTTGTAAAGATTGAACAGGATTTGTCTGAAGTACCGAATGTAAATGAAGGCAAAACATTACTTTACGATTAATATGAAAAAGAACGCAAATAAAGATTTTTTCAAGTCAGCAGCACTTATTCTTCTTTCGAATAAATTGTTTTGTGAATATATGACTGCGAGTGAAAGTTTTAATGTCGAACCAGAGCATTTCTTTGAGGATTGGATAGTAAGAAATGTATTTAATCCTGACGAAGATTTGAAAAAATGGACTTGGAGATATTTTATAGAGAATTTGATTGCTTATAGGAAGAATCATAAAACATAATGGCAGTATCTTTTATACAGATAATGGACAATGGAATGAAGTCGTTGGTGTTCGACAAATTTAAGAGTTTTTTAAATTTGACTGACATTAATAGAGATCTAGTGTTCTTCCCTAAGGAACTTGCACAGAGAAAGATTGCTGAGAAACGAGGAGAGTCAACTGTTGAGTTTATCAGTGTTTGGAGAGAGGGAATTCAGTTTGATTGGCAAAGACAGAGATCAACTGTTGCCAGACATGGTATTAAGATGCAGTACGTGGACAGTTTGACAAAGACTCAGATTGTTACAGTTAAAGCGGTTCCGTCTCTAATCAATTATCGATTCTGGTTGTGGAGTAGAGACTTAGATTCAATAATGAAGGCTGCTGAAGCATATTTGTTCTGGGTTCATAATAATCCTTCTCTGGTGTTGTATTACAATGGTTTGTACGAAATGGATATGTATATGAAGTTTAATGGAGGAGTGTCAGACCAGACTAACTACAACATATACGAAAAAGGTTTGTATTTTGTTTACGAATTTCCGATAACATTGGAAGGATGGGTACTCACTTCAATAAATACAAAGACAATATTGAAGATTATTGTAGATCTCTATTGCAGAGAAGGGCAAAGCCCGAACTATAGAGATACCTTAATAGATGAGTACATAATTGAGGCGACACCGTAATCTCCTAGGCTCAAAGAAACTTAGGATAGTAAATTGACAATCTATTAACAGTAATTCAAATAAGGAGGAAATAACATGGGTTTTTATCTGAGTCCAGGTGTTTACACTCGAGAATTAGACTTAAGCCAGATAGTACCTACAGTAGCGACGACAACTGCTGCCATTGTTGGTTATTCTGGAAAAGGCGATACTACGCAAATAAGACTGATGACTAACACTCAGCAGTTCATTAATGAATATGGCGAGCCGCAATTGGGTAACCCGTTTCATTATTCAGCCCTTGCATTCTTAGAGACTGGTAATCAACTCTGGTGTTACAGGATCCAGAACGGTGCACTCTATGGCGGGGTAAAGATTAAATCTACTACTAGCGGACAGGCCAATGCTGCTATTTCTGTTGGCGCAGCAAGTCCAGATTTTGTTGACGTTTCCGGTGAAGACAACTTATTTTACATTTATGGCGCTAACCCGGGCATATGGAACAATAGTGTTGGGATTCAAGTTAGTAGAACTACTCAAGGTGATGCTGGATTTTACTTTACAATAGATGTCTATGTATTAGATGGTACTGGAGTCTATCAGAAAGAAGAATCTTGGACAGTGTCTAGAAAACATCAATTAGATGGTTATGGAAGACAGCAATATCTTGAGACTGTAATTAACGAATATAGTGATTACATTGTTGTGGCTGACGGCGCCTTGGCTGAGAACGTTCTTCCTAAAACCCAAGCTACAACTTTAGCTTTAGGACAAGGTAATGATGGTTCTGCTGTTTCTGATGCTGACTATATCAATGGATGGGATAAATTCCTAAATCCTGATGATGTAGATATCCGGTTGTTAATTGAAGCTGGTTATGTGTCAGTTGCAGTCCAATCGAATATGAGAGAAATCTGCGAAAATAGAAGGGATTGCATGGCGATTTTGAATATTGACCCGGCCCAGACATCTTCGGTTCCTTCTATGATTACTTGGAGAAATACTACACAGAATTTCAACTCTAGTTATGTTGCGTTGTATTCACCATTGGTTCAGATTTATGACCAATATAATGCAACACTGACAGTTGTTCCCGGGTCAGGCTACATTGCCGCTCAGTATGCTTACAACGATTATATTAGAAACGTATGGAATGCTCCTGCCGGCTTGAATCGCGGTATTATGAATGTTCTTAGTATCTGCGATGTAAATGGAACAAGATTGTCCTTTACTCAAGGCGAAAGAGACTCGTTGTACATGGCTCAAATCAATCCGTTGCAGATTTTCCCCGGATCTGGAAACGTTATCTGGGGTCAGAAAACTGAAACTACGACTGCATCGGCATTGGACAGAGTCAATGTTAGGAGATTGCTGATTATCATTGAGAAAGCAATGGCTCTATCTTTGAGAATCTTCTTGTTCGAATCTAACGATGAGAATACAAGGTTCAGAATTACAGCAATGTTAGACTCTTATCTCGATACTCTAAGCGGAGCTGGTGCATTTCAGACTACTGCGGATGACCCGAAGGGATTTAAAGTAGTATGCGATGAGACAAACAATACACCTGACATTGTCGATAGAAATGAACTTCATGTCGATGTGTTTGTTAAACCTATAAGAGTGGCAGAATTCATTCAACTCCAGGTTATTGTTACTTCTACTGGTGCAAACTTCAATGAATTGGTTGCCAAAGGATTTAATCTGTAATAACCGTAATTAAAGGAGGAAATAAAATGCCTAATATGGGCCTCGATTCATTAAAAACAAACCTAACAAACCCAGCCCGTGCGTATTTGTGGGAAGTGTTAGTTCCAGTCCCAGTTGGGGGTGGAGAGTCTGAAACATTTACTATTCGGGCTCAATCAGCTGAAATACCCGGTAGAAGCAATTTGCAAATCAAAGTACCTTATAAACAGACTGCTGGAATAGCAGTGGCTGGTAAATTAGTATATGACCAACAGTGGATGGTTACCTTTATAGAGGGCGAAGACAAAAAGGTTTTCTCTGCTCTACAAGGTTGGCAGCAATTGATTGTTGGAAATCTTACAGGAGCCGGTACAGGAGAACCAGCATATAAAACTGACGTCTATCTTACTACTCTTAAAGTTGACGGTACCGTGTTTATGAAAATCAAATTAAGAGGAGCATGGGTACAGAGCGTTGGTAAAGTTGCTCTTAATTACTCAGCCGGAGATGCAACTGTTCAGTATCCAGTTACTTTTTCGTTCGATACTTGGGAAGAAGTTGCATAATAGGAGTAACTAATGCCAGGTTTACATATACCGAATGATAACCTTCTATCAAGAGTGCGTTTCCAGAGAAGTTATCTCTGGGACGTGCTCTTGCCGGACATATCTGAAACAATGGGACCAATCAATACTCGTGGGCTTATAGGGTTTGGTTTGGCTCAATTGGTTAGAAATGTTCAATTTGGTGATTATAGCATGGATGACATTGTTACTATGCGAGTTGGTCCGTATCAAGCTCACTATGCTGGTCTTTTGACTGTAAAGGATATCATCATTACTTTTAATAAGACTGCGCCAGATGCTGTGTCTAGTTATATTAATGAATGGAAAAAGTTAATAGTAGATCCGGTGTCTGGTGAGTTCTTTACTAAAGCACATTATCAGAAGACGATTTATGTTCGATTCCTGTATTCTGAGGGATTGGCGATAGGACGGTATAAGTTTATTGGGTGTTTTCCGAGAATATTTCCAAGATATAGTTTAGACTATGATAATGATTTAGTTACTACAACTCAAATTACGTTTGCGGTAGATAAAGTTGAATATGAGTGGTTTGGCTAATGGGGATTTTAATTATGAATATTTTTGATTATTTGATTAAAGAGAAAGGACTGCATGAAAGTGGAGCAATGACAGTGAGCCAGATTTGCGATGAGGTTGGTCGGCTTATTGGCATGCTCGAAGAAGATACATACGAAATTAGAATAAAGAGTAATGTTGGAAAGTTTCTAGGCAGATATAACAAAGGTGATAACCGAACATACGATGCAGTTGGTAAACTTCTCAATACCGGAAATACCTTGGCTATGTTGCTTAGACCGTAGTTAGTAGCACCTTTCCTAACAAAAAGAAAAAAGGAGAGAAATATGGACAACGTTTCAGTGAAGTTACCTTCCAAATGCTTAGTCTATCCGGAGATAGATTTGGCGAAGAATCCAGATTCAATCAAAATTAGAACTCTTAAAGGTCGCGATGAAAAACTTATTGCTGAACTTAGCAATGAGAATTTCGAAAAGAAATTTTTGACTGTATTAAGAGGTGTGTTAACCGGAGTCGACCCCCTTAAGTTGACTCTTGGTGACCGTATGTACTTAGTGTTGTGGGAAGTTATCAATTCATATTCGAAAACTTTTCCAATCGAATTTGAATGTGAACATTGTTGGCAGAAGATAGCTTTGGATGTAGATTTGACCGAATTAGAAGTTATTGAATTGCCCGATACCTATAAAGAACCTTATGAACTTAAGCTCCCTGAATCTGGGAGTATAATTAAAGTTCGATTGTTAAGAATAGAAGATTTATTAAAGGTTGGTGAATTAGATAAAGCAGGTCAGAATGTTTGGCTATATCGTTATGCTCTGTCTATGATTACAGATAAGGGAATTTGGGATAATGTTGAATATTTGGAGAATCTCTCAACTAAAGATTTAATGGTTATCAGAGCTTTCCACACCAAATTCGAACATGGGCCGAAAATGGAAACGAAATACGAATGCCCTAAGTGTGGAGGTACTGGCGTTGTGCCAGTTCCCTTTCGACTTGAGATGCTTCTTCCGTTTGGGGAAAAACTTAAACGATACACTGGAGATGCAGTTTGATCTTCTGTATTATCTTAATATGACGATTCAGGATTATGATAATAATGATGTTCGAGATAATAACTGGATACATAGTAGATTAGTTCAGCAGAAGAGAAATGAGATGAAAGCTAGAAAGGAAGCTGGAGGTATGCGTGGCTGACGTTAATCGTGAAGATCTTAATAAACTTCGTGACGAGATTGTACGTGGGTTATCAGATAAGCAACCTCGTCATGAGAAAACACACGACGAAAAATTAAAAGAGTCCGGATTTGGAGTATTTACTGAAGAAGGACGAAAAATTCTTTTAAGAATTAGCAATCGTTATTTAGGGGACTTTCGAACGTTCTTTCTTGATTTAACCGCCAGATACACTACAGATATGAGAAGCACTGCTGAGATTAAAAGAATAAACGAGGTTCTCTGGAAAATTACCGGTCTGACTAATCATATAAGTAAACTATATGCATCGCCAGATTTCAGAACTGCTGTTGAAGATGTCAAAGTGCTTAAGGAGAAGATTGCCGACCTCGATTCCGAGTTCGTTTTCTTTGTAACTACCGAGACTCTTACTAAGACACTTAAAGAAAATATTGCAAAAACTGAAAAAGCTACGGGTATAAGTTTGGAAGATATGAGATATGCTCAAGGCGTCATTGGAAGAAAAGTACAAGAAATTTCCAAACCGCGTTCATTATTTTCAGGCATTGGCGAGGGTATCAGTGAGCCACTTAAACAAAGAGGAAATGAACTTTATAAAGGGTTATTTACAGCTCTTCTGGGACCGTTAGCTCCATTATATCCGATAGGGAGTGCAATTTGGAAATCACTACGCGGTACATCATTGGGCGATCGTGCAACTAGAAAGAATGCCTTGAACGAAGAAGAGTTTAATATGACCTCTGTTAATGTTGGTCGTGGGGGTTTGTCATCTGTTGGTAGAGAAACAATTGAAGAACGTCCTTCGCGACGAGAAAGAGAATGGGGCGGAACAAGAAGTACTACTCTTTCTTCTGCTTTGAGTTTCCAAGAAAGTTTGTTTCTGTTCTTCAATACTCATAGCGGAGGAGCCTATCAGGCTAGATGGACTAAAGAGTTACTAGAAGCTGTTGGCGGAGGTAAACGCCAACCTGATGGCGACAGAAGACCTTTAGGAATGCATCTTTCAGATATTGGAACAGCATTGGCTAAGATAGCTCCGTTAATTCCTGGTATTGTTGGTATAGGAATGGGTTTGTGGGATGCTTTTAAAGCACAACAAATTGCTGTAGAAAAAGGATGGTTAGGAAAACCTGGAGAAGCATTATCATTAGATAAGAAGATATCTGTTGCTATTGGTGCATTTCTTGGCGGAACAGGACCAGGACTCGGTGAGAAGGGAGCTAAAGCCGATGAGGTAATGAAGAACATTGCTTGGGGTATGGCCAAGTGGGCAGGAATAGGGTCTACGATAGGCGGATTCTTACTGCCCGGTTTGGGTAATCTTTTAGGTGCAATAATTGGTGGTGCAATCGGAGCTGGATTAGGAGCACTTGGCGGTAGAAGAATTTCTCTTGCTGTTCAAGCTGTCAAAGATGCGACTGTCAGAGCAGCAACAAGTATATCTAAAGGGTGGCAAGACTATGGCATAGCCGGAGTTGCACAGAATCTTGCTTCTGTTATGACCTTTGGTTTGATACCGAAGATATCCGCAAAACCGGACGACCAGACACTTGGGCAACAAGCCGGAGTTGTTCCTATTTCTGAGGCTGCTACAACAGAAGAATTAGCTAAAGCTGGCATAAGCATGCCAACCGATTACGGAATTCCTGAAACGGGAAGAACTACCGCGCCACAGTTTGGTTTGACCGTACCTAAAAGTGTTCCAATAGACACTTCTTCTAGTGATGCTCAAAAAGCCCAAATTGTTGGACTTAACAAACTTTACGAATCGTTTGAAGAGGTCAATATTAGTATAAAAGATATGAATAAATCTAAGACAGGTAAAACACCTAGCGGCACCGATACAAATAGTACTAGACATCCATTGATGTCATCTTTAGATGCTGGAACGCTTTCACCAGTTTAATGGAGTAAATTATGCCAATATCTACTTTTTCAAAAGTTTTCAATTCCGCTAAGGGAACTATTAAAAAATTTTTACCTATAGTCTGCGGAGTTCCTGAGAGTGTATTATCTGGAATTAGCAATCGATATATTATGACTTTACGTGCATACTCTGCCGCAGAAGTGAAACCGTATCTGACAGTTTATGCATATCTTCAAGATAAGTTTAGTATGTCGTCTGGAACACAATGGACTGGAATTATACAAGATATACCTGGCGGAGAAACAGCATTGAAAGGATGGGCAGATAGTCTTTCTCAGGCAATATTTGGCAAGGCTCTTATATCAACTATTAGCCAACAAAGAAAATGGGCCGGATCAGAACCAATAGGCCTAACTTTTAAACTTAAATTTGAAGCTGTAAACAGCGTTGAAACGGAAGTGCTTCAACCTTGTAGGAAATTGCAAGGACTAACTTTACCCAGAGAAGGAGTATTAAACACGGTTTTCTTAACTCCACCTGGACCTAATCCTTATACGTTTGTGAAACCAGAAGAAGCTACTCGTGGCGATAATATTGTTATAGATATAGGAAGTTTCATTCGATTTAGGAGTGTCATTGTTAGAAGTGTAAAAGTTACTTACGAAAACAGAATGGCGTCCGGAGGCCCGATTGGTGCGGAAGTTGAATTAGGCATAGAGACTTGGAGAATGTTGACTCGAGAAGAGTTAGATAAATCGTATACTGAAATGCAGCGAGCACCAGCTAATTATTATTTATCAGCAAGTACAGGATTGTAACGGAGAACTTTTATGGATAGAACTGCCTTTTTTAATATTATAGATGCTGGAAATGGTAATGAGTATGACCATCTGAATAATACTTTGCGTAGATTTGTTATGGATTATCCGGTAACTTATTATCGAGCTACAGCTGATGATGAGATGCGAATGGATTTGATTAGCTATAAGACATATGGATCTGTTAAATATTGGTGGATAATTTGTTTTGTTAACGGTATTCACAATCCGCTTACTGATATTAAAGCCGGCGATTTACTTAAAATTCCTAATGTTTTAGATATATATGTTTTTTATAAAAAGTATAGGTTTCGTTAATAACTATGATAGGAAATTATAACTTAATAATTAGATTTGGGGACGCGATAGTCCCATTTAGTACATCAGTATTAAGAGAGCTGACAATAATACAAGATATGAACAAATTATTGCCAGAGTTTCGTTTCCGTATGCTCGATGCAACGGGTGCTATTACTCATGTTGTTCCTTTTGATCAGAATGTAAACAAGGTACAATTTGAATTTGCTCAAGATTATGAAACGAAGGATATTAACCTCTTTGAATTTTCGGTCTTTACAAGAGAACCTGGTGCTGGGCAGAGCAATCCTTCTACTGAGTATGACATTAGTGGACTGCTTGATGTTACAAAATTATTTTCGCCTGATTACTCAAGAGGTCTTCCTGG